CAAATGGTACGACAACACCAGCTATATCTATAGACCTTTCTAGTTACTCAACTACAAGTCATAACCACGATAGTTCATACAATAACTATTCCATATCTTCAGACTTATTGGATGAGGATGATATGGCTTCTAATTCAAATACAAAAGTACCAAGCCAGCAATCCGTTAAAGCTTATGTAGATGCAAATGCAGGTTCAGGTGGTATTGCTTTAACAGATATATCAGTTACTAGTGCTTCAGCAGGTACAGCAGCTCTTAGCTATAACAACAGTAGTGGAGTCTTTAGTTATACACCACCTGATCTGAGTGGGTATTCAGGTACAAGTCACAACCACGATAGTTCATACTCTGCAAGTTCTCATAACCACGATAGTTCATACTCTGCAAGTTCTCATAACCACGATAGTTCATATAATAACTACGCACACCCAACAACAGCAGGTAATATCCACATACCAAGCGGAGGTAGTACTGGACAATTCTTAAAATATAGTGGTGTGTCAGGTACTGCTGTTTGGGATGATATTAACTCTGGTATAAGCGATATCGTTGAAGATACAACACCTCAATTAGGTGGTATCTTAGATTGCAATAATAAGGCTATTCAAGAATCTATAGTTGGTATCGGTACGGGTACTAGCAGTGGTTCTATAAGTAATAATCTTGGAACAATTAAAACAGTATTAACAAGTTCTGGTACTCCAGATACCTTTACATTAGATTTTGACTCAAACAGTTTTCCAAATGGTACATCAGCATTATACTTAATTAAAAATGCAGGTGATAAAACTATTGTTTTTTCTGATGTTGTTTGGATAGGTGGTTATGCTCCAACCATATCAACAACTAAATATAGTGCTATAGAGTTTGTCTATGTATCAGGAGTAAATAGTACAAATGCAATTGGATGTTATTTAGGGGATGTTGGTTAATGAGGAATCACTTTTTACGTGCTGGTCGTGTAGTTAATAACTTCATTAATACCGATTTATTTGTCCATTATGACTTTGGTAACATCTCTTGTTGGAATCGTCAAAATGGAACTAACACAGCAGATTATACGGTTTATAACTTAGCTAATAGTAATAACAACGCTCTATTTAGGTGTCAATCAGGACTAGTAGACGGGATTTGGGCTTATGAAACTTCGTCTGGATCTGATGCAATTATATTTGATAGTTCAGATGGTGGTGGTTGTGTTCAATTTGATACTTCTGAAATTGACGGTAATAGCGATAGGTTTGCTTTAGTAATCCCTGGCTCCGAAAGTGCTACGTCTCAGTATTTTCCTCACTACAATCTAACTACACAGACTGGATCAAATAATATGTATAACGGTGTTGGTACAGGTGCCTATACTGTTGAATATTGGTTGAAACAAACAACTAATTCAACATCCTATTATATCAACGATGATACAACTCTAATTGTTCACGATACTTCTGGAAATATAAGCAATGATAACTTATATTACTATGGCAGTACTTGGGCGGCATTTGGGATTCCTAGTTATCCAGGAGCTAAATTCAAAGTTTCAAGTGGTAACTCTGCCGATGTTAGTTTTTACCCTGCTGGTGAAAGTACTGCTACTACAACACGAGGACTTAATGATGATGACTTAAAATGGAGTCATGTTGTTATAAGCAGAGCAAGTGACGCAACAAACGGTACTACAGTTTATTTAAACAATGTAAGCCAAGGAACTATTACAAATAGTTCTAACCTTTCTACAATGAAGTATGGATTACTTGCGGGATATAGTTCTTCAACAGATTTAGCAAGAAAACTAGGTATATTTAGATTCTATAAAGGTAAAGCACTAACAGCTTCAGAAGTCTCACATAACTGGAATGCAGAAAAAGCTAGATTTGGACATTAATAACTATGACATATGCAATTTTAGACGGAACAACCGTCACAAAAACAGGCTCAATAAGAGAGCTATTTAAAAATGTTAGCTTCCCCACGTCTGGTGTATCTGAATCATTTCTTACAGAAAATAATGTTGTTGAACTTATTGAAACTTTAAGTTATACCAGTCCTTCTCAGAAGCTAACAAAGGTCAATCCTTACGTTGCTGAAGACGGTAAATGTTATTCAGTAAAAGTAGAAAACACCAGTACTGAAGAAGTCACATTTCTTACTACATCAAAATGGACTGAAATTCGTTTTGTAAGAGATGAGCTTCTAAAACAAACTGATTGGAGAGCCGTATCAGATAGAACACTTGGAGATGATTGGCGTGATTATCGTCAAGCATTAAGAGATGTTCCTACACAAGCTGATCCATTTAATATCACTTGGCCAACTCCACCTTCTTAACACACATATTAATTAAACAAACAAATGGGAATACCAAATCAATATAATGCTCAACCTGTGTTGGAAGGTCTTTCAATACCTGAGCATGACTACATCAGCATGACGTATGCTGGCACTGGCAGTGCTGGTGCAGATGATCCTACTACTATTACATATAAGTATGGTGGTTCTAGTGGTACAACAGTTGCCACGTTAACATTAGCTTATGCAGCAGCAGGAAGGGTAAGTTCAATTACGAGGAGTTAGATAATGCCATTTAAATTTAATCCGTTAACTGGGTCTATAGATGCAGTTAATAGTCGTAGTGAAGATGCCACTTTTGCAGGTGACTTAACTATTAGTAATACCAGTCCTCAAATTTTTCTAGTTGATAGCAATAATAATAGTGATTACGAAATAGGAAATGAAGACGGTCTTTTTAGAATAAGAGATACTACAAATGCAGCAAATAGATTAGAAATATCTAGTACAGGTGATGCCACTTTTGCAGGCACTGTTCTTGTTGGACGTACATCTGCTGGAAATACTGGGAATGGTCACACTCTAAGATATAACGATAGTGCAATTTTCAGTCGAGATTCTGGTGGTGAAACTATGCAAGTTTGCCGCAACGCTACTGCTGGTGATTTAATTAGATGGTATCAAAACGGTTCATGGACAGATGGTAATGACATATCAATTAGTAGTGGTGTGGTTAGTTATAATACAACCTCTGACTACAGATTAAAAGAAAACGAAGTAGCTATATCTGATGGTATAACAAGACTTAAACTGTTAAAACCATATAGGTTTAACTATAAAAATAATCCATCTAAAACAATGGATGGATTCTTTGCACATGAGGTAACACCTGCTGTACCTGAAGCAATCAAAGGAACAAAAGATGCAGTTTATCCTAATGGTGACTTAAAAACGCAAGGAATAGATCAATCAAAACTTGTACCTCTTCTTACGGCTGCACTGCAAGAAGCAATAGCAAAAATAGAAACCTTAGAAACAAAAGTAGCAGCACTAGAGTCTACATAAACAATTTATTTATTTAACAATGGCAACAAAAACTTGGACTACAGAAGTCAAAGATGCATATAAAGCAAAACTAATAGCTGATAAACCATCATAAAATTACCAAGGGCTACTCTTCCTAAATCCTTAGACCTGCCTATAATCGAGTTTAAACCACCCTCAGCTCAGGTGCCATCATATAAACCAATTGTGGTACCTCCGAGCGATCAAGAGGCTCCAGAGGGCGTTAAAGCAAAGGAGAAGACAGAAGAACCACCAAGCTTAAAAGTACCTGTTATTGATATTCAAGTACCAATACCAGAACCAGCAGTTGTAATAACGGCTGTCACGACAGCAGTTGTGGCAGTTGCTACGACTACTGTTACCCAATCCTTATTTGAACCAATTAAGAAGAAGGTTCAGAAACAACTACAAGCTAAAGTTAATAAATGGAAAGAACAGAGGAAAGCCCGAAACCAAACCTCCTCACCAAGTTAAAAGATGCAGCAGAAGATACTGAGCACCATATTCAAGTGCTTGGGAGTTTTGTACGACTTGGTGTGGTTGTCTGGTCGGGCTTTATTTGATCATAACTCTTAACTACGTTGATATACCTATGGTAAAGAAATCTGGTAACTCAGATATCACGTTCGTAGCTTCGGTCTTTACGGGAGCACTTGCAACATTCGGCTTGACTACAGGTAATAAGAACGGAAATGGAAATAAACCTGTCGACTGTCCAATGGCTAAGAAAAAGGAAACATGAAAAAATGGCTAGTACTCTTATTACTGGCATCACCCACGGTAGCAAGAGCAGAATTAGTAACCCCAAACTTCACCCAGGGTTCGATGAACAGTACAACAACTTCGACTCAAAATATAGTCGAGGAAATAACGACAACAACCTATGGTTCAGCCTTAAGCAAGTGGTCTGGGGAAAACGTCACCCATACTTCAGCTTCTTCAGGAGGAATAGTAGATTCAGATTCAATCTTCACCCTACACACGGCTGGAGATCCATTTTCACTAGAAATAGTGACAAGAGCAGCGAGTCAGGTTCTATCAGTAGAAGTAGTAGACAGAGAAATAGATACTACATCTACTACGGTCTCCTTATCAGTCTTCTCTCAATAGCACCAGCTAGAGCTGAGAATCCTGAAGAGACCAATGTTAGTAATCCAATAGCTGCTGCGACTGGAAATGTAACCAATCAAGCCGTGCAATTTCAAAATAATGGAGCACCTTCCAGACAGCACTACGGACCTAACATCTCATGTAATGGATCAACTATGACTTTCTCACCATTCTATATGGGAAATCATACAACTCCATTTGATGAGACTATGACTCAACAAACATACACGGTAGCCGAGAACTGGGGTTTCCAAGTTAATTTCATGGTTCCCTTAGATAAAGAATCTTTAAAAAGATGTAGAGCAATAGCTAAACGTCAAGAAGAAAAGATGAGATTAGATTATGAGCTTGTACGTGCATTGAAATGTGCAGACTTACAAGCTAAGGGATTCATGTTGAAACCTGGCTCACGTGTAGAAGGTATGTGTAGTGATGTCATAGCTATATCTGCATACCTCAAATCAATTAAACCTAAAACACCTAAAAAGAAATTCGGACTATTTTAAATGATCGTACTTATCAAACCCGTCCTCATGGCGTTCCTCAGCTCTTCTGCTGTTAAGGAATTAGTTATACAACTACTAGAGGCTTATGCCAGCACAACTGATAACACCATTGATGATAAGGCAGTCGAACTGATTAAGAAAAACTTATTCCCAGGAAGTTAGATGAAGAAAGCCACTGAAGACCAATTTAACGAATTACATAATCTCGTCACTAAAGAATTCCTTAAACGGGTCAAAAGTGGCGAAGCTTCTACCCAAG